ATTCCAAGAAAAGAACCATAAAAGTCTATTCCATGTAAAAATCCATAATTATTGTATAATTGTGAAGATAAGTATGAAAAGAATCCATCAACATAAGAGCAATTATTCGTGTCTCTTATTTTTTCTAAAACACTATTATCATTTAGTTTGGGTAATTTGTATATATTTTCATCATTAACATCATATTTTCCAGCTAAAAATTTAACTGGGTCTAAAAGTGGACTTAATTTAAAAAATAATTCAGTTTCATGGATATTATTTGTTTCAGTATCTTCATACTTTATTTTGTATTTATTTTCTGATACTTTTTCAGTTATTTCTGTAATATGTTTTTTGTTATTTAAATTAATTGAGTTAAAATTATTCTCATTTATTGAAAAATATTTTTCATATAAAGGAATATAGTTTTGTGGATTCTCTAGATTGAGTAAATCTTTATTAGTAAAATTGCTAAAAAGAATCTCATTATTATTTTTCTTATAATTTAGATTCATTAATCAATAATTATTAAGTATTTTTTAAATTAAAAATTTTATCTTAATTATAATTTTTATGTTTTTCGTTAATATAAAAACAATAATATATAATAAATTATTATGAGTTTAGAATTAAAAAAATTTGATATGAAAAAAATTACTTTTAAACCAGATGAAAATAAGGGACCTGTAATTGTATTAATTGGTCGTCGTGATACTGGAAAGAGTTATTTAGTAAGAGATTTACTTTATTATCATCAAGATATACCAATTGGAACAGTAATATCTGGAACTGAAGCTGGAAACGGTTTCTATGGTAGTCATGTTCCCAAATTATTTATTCATGAAGAATATAATACAGTTATTATTGAGAATATATTAAAACGTCAAAAAACAGTCCTAAAAAGAGTTAAACAAGACTTAGAAAATTATAGAAAAACTTCTATTGACCCTCGTGCATTTGTTATTTTAGATGATTGCCTTTATGACAATACATGGTCTCGTGATAAGATGATGAGACTTTTGTTCATGAATGGGCGTCATTGGAAAATCATGCTGGTCATAACAATGCAATATCCTTTAGGTATTCCACCAACGCTCAGAACTAACATTGATTACGTCTTCATTTTAAGAGAACCATACATCGCAAATCGAAAGCGTATTTATGAAAATTATGCTGGTATGTTTCCAACATTTGAGGCTTTTTGTCAAGTCATGGACCAATGCACAGAAAATTATGAGTGCTTGGTAATCAATAACAATGTTAAATCTAATAAATTACAAGACCAAATTTTCTGGTATAAAGCGGAACCACACAAGGATTTCAAGTTAGGTTCCAAAGAATTCTGGGAAATGTCTAAGAACCTTGGTTCAGATGATGAAGATGAAATGTATGACCCAAATTCAGCATCAAATAATAAGCGTAAAGGTCCCAAAATCAATGTGAAAAAGAACAAATGGTAACAATATTTTTATAATAACTATCTATTATTCTTTTATATTCTTTTAATAAAGAGTTTGTTTTTATAATTTTGCTTTCAAATATAAAAACAAATAAAACTTAAAGAAATATGTATAAATATAATTATAAATAATGTCTAGTTTAGATATTGTTGATTTGATTACTAATAACCCTATTACAAAATTATCTGATACTCATAATAATAAATTTTTAGAAAAAGTAAAAAAAAACTTTAATGAATATGAACAACAAATATTTATAACTAGTTTTTATAGTTATTTGAATTATCATAAAACAGAAGATTATATTATAGATTTAGATAATATATGGAAATGGTTAGGATTCAATAGTAAATTTAACTCTATTCGATTATTGGAAAAATTTTTCATATTAGATAAAGATTATAAATATTTTGCTTCTCATCTAGGAGAAGCAAAAAATGTAAATGAAAAAGATTATAAGATTTCGCTTGATACTAGCATCAAGCAAAAAAATATTGAAATTACTAATAAACAGAATTTTGCTCCTCATGCTTCAGGAGCAAAAAATAAAGGCAGCGGAGGTCACAATATTCAAAAATATTATTTAAACATTAAAACATTTAAATCGTTATGCTTAAAAGCTCAAACAAAAAAAGCAGATGAAATTCATGAATATTATATTAAATTAGAAGAACTTATTCAAGAAGTATTAGAAGAAGAAGCAACAGAAATGAAAAATAAATTATTAATAAAAGACAACTTATTAAAAAACGCGAATCAAGATAAATATAAAACAATTGAAAAAACATTAATTTCTCAATTTCCAGTAAATACAGAGTGTATTTATTTTGGAACTATTGATAATACAAATGAAAAAGGAGAAAAATTAATTAAATTTGGACATAGTAATAACCTTCCTTTAAGAGTTCAAGACCATCATAAAACATACAATAACTTCATTCTTCGAGATGTTTTTAAGGTTCATAATAGACAAGAAATAGAAAATACAATAAAAGCATATTCAAAAATAAAAAATCATATGCGAACTATTGAAATAAATGGAAAAAATAAGAATGAAATATTAGCATATGATGAAACCTATTTTACTATTAATCGCCTTTCAAAATACATTAAAGATATTATTTCTGAAAAGACATATAGTATTGAAAATTTCAATAAATTATTAGAAGAAAATTCTAATTTAAAAAAAGAAAATGAAGAATTATTTAATACACTAACTATTTCAGAAGAAAAAATAAAAAATTATGAATTAGAGTTGAATGAAAAAAATGAATTAATTGAAAAATTAGAAAATTCTATTAAGTTATTAAAAGAAGAAACTGTTGAAAATATAGAAAAAACAGTTGTTTATAATAACTCACTTATAGAAGATAATGACATAAATAAAAAATTTAATAAATTTATAGATGAATGTTGTATTGTAAGAAATGATGTAGAAGTAGATTCTGGAGATATTATTGGACAATTTAGAATTTGGAACGGAGAGAAACCAAAAAAAATATTATTTGAAGAATTTAATAAATATTTAAGAACCCGTTTTTTAGCATGTAGATTACAAAATCAACAAAAAAATCAATGTGTTCATGGATTTAAGGGTGTAGCATTAAAAACAATTAATTATAAAAAGAAAGAAATAAATAATATAACAGAAAATTTTTTATTTGAGAATTGTTCTTTCTCTCCAAATCATAGAGTAGCTAATTCAAAATTATTAGAAGAATATAAAAATTACAAAAATAAACTTGATATAGAAATTAATAATAATGAAGTAAAAGAATTAAAAACATATCTTAATAATTGCGAATATGTTTTAAAAGGAACAGTTCATTTACATAATGATAATTTTACATATGAAGGATACTATGGTATTTGTTTGAATAACGATACAAATGTAAGAATCTCAAAGAGTAATGGTGGTAAAAAAGTATGTAAACTTGATTTAAAAACCAAAACAATATTAAATATATGGGATTCTATAGCAAAAGCAGCATTAGAAGAAAATATTTCAGCATCTAAAATGAGTAGAAGTATCAAAAATGAAGTAAAATATGACAATTATTATTATGCTATATCATCTGAATAATTTTGGTTAACCAACGAGTTAAGCAAAAAAATAAATAAATTAATTAAAATTGAAATACTTTTTAATTTTAATTAAATAAAAAGAAAAGAATTTCTTCATCAATTTTTCAAAATGACTACTACACGCAGACAACCAGTTCAAAGGCTTCGCTGTTCAAATGCTGTAAAAAATCTACATGGTATCATCAATACTAGTGAATTAAATGATGATGAAAAAAATGAGATATATGATTTATTGGTAAAAGAGTTAGGTATAGAATTAGAAAATATAACGCAAGAACCAGATACAGAAGAAACTTGTGTTGCTGTAGAAATTCCAGAATGTTGTATTTGTATGGAACAAATTGTTTGTCAAGAAGAAACTACAAGCTGTGGGCATAAATTTCATAGTAGTTGTATTCATCGATGGTGTGAAACTAATAACAACTGTCCTATGTGTAGAACATGTAATCCAATTGGAATAATGGAACGTCCTACAACACCAACCGGTAATACAGGAGAAAACATAA